ATCCAATCAGGTAATTCTAATTGATGACTCTTTAAAAATCTTGCTTCTGGCGTAGTGCCGTGATCCCAATCATCCATATGTAAAAGTATAGGAGTTTGCTCTACTCCTGTCCTATCACTAGGTATCGCATATGTAACCCAACTAGCTGCTCTAAATGTTCTCTGCGATTTTGGGTCTTTGTCATCGTTAATAAAAGGCCCTATTAAGCTACTCATCCAGAAACTCCCTTGAGAGGTTACCTCCTGTGATGTCATAGCAAAACCTCTAAGACTCCTAATATCTACATTCTTTTTTTCTGTAATAGGTCTTAATCTACAAGTCCACATTACAGTAGGATTTAATCCATCTTTATCGTACCCACCAAATTCTAATTGATGATACTTAGGACTATCATAAACATATTGCTTTAGGCCACCTCTACCAGACGCATCAGCGTGTATAGCTACCTTATCGTGAGCATACGTAGCCCCAGTATGTTCAGCCATCCAGAACCATTCACCAGAACCTTCATCGCCATTAGCCCAATCCCAATCTGAGTCAGAAAAATTCATCTTAGGGGTTACATTAATCCATCCATCTACATCTGCTCCATCAGCTTTACCGCTGAAATCAGTATTCTTCCATACCCATTGATAATTATGAGCATCTGCTTGTTTATAATCGTCTCTTTGTTCTTTTGTAGTTGTACACCATAAAGACCAAGCAGGTGAATCATCTAAATCATATTTGGATGGGGATATAACAAAATCAGTAAAATGAGTAATGCTACCACCACCTACGCCATCAGGAGCTTTTAATTTTAAAGTTTTTACAAGATTAGCGTTTTGCCCAGCAGTTGCTCCAGTAGATGGTATCTCCCAAAACTGTAATTTACCAGAATAATCAGGAGTATCTGGCTTACAAAGTACAGCTACTCCAGTACATCTATCCTCACTATCCATCTTTTCATACCAAAGCTTAATCATAACAGGAGCAGTACCTGTAGGGAATCTAAATATCTTTTTATCTACTCTATTAAAAACATTTAAAAAGTTTTCAGCTCTATCTCCCTCTACATTTATACCCACTATTAATTTAGCGTGATCAGTGAATTTAGATTCAACAGTGGTCATACCTGTATACTGAGCACCGCCTTGAAGAATACATCCTATATCAAATACATCTTCGTTAGGTGGTTCATTCCCAGCAATATAATCTAATGCTGGAGCACTGTATACTTCTGGTTGTGAAGTTGGCCCATCAAAAGTAGAGTAATTAACATAACCAAGCCACCTAGGCCCATTTAACTTACCAGTAGCTATATATACTTCTTTATTATTTCTTTCATAATCTATAGAGTCTGTTGGCCCTATATTAGATATTTCTTCTTCTACTGTTGGTGCGGATGTATCATAATTCTTTACTAAGGTAACCTTACCGCTCTTCTTAGATATTAAGACTAAGTCAGACTCATCTTGTCTCTCTAGAATAGCCATATTATCATAAGCATCATCAGTATCAGAAACAGTTAAGTCTTTATAAGCTGTCCATTCCCACCTATCGCCATTATTATAATCACCAGTAGAACTTCTAGTGAACTTTATCTTTATACCATCTGCTAGAGTAAGTTCTGTATCTAATTGAATACCTGCTGCTGTTGACCAAGCGCCCCAAGATGTACTAGTCCAATATTTCTTTCTCCAGAGATATTGAGTAGAGCCATTTATCTTAACCATAAAATTAGTTTCAGTAGAACCACTAAAAGGGCCAGATACTTCGAAATACTTTTCGTTATACTTAGTTGTTTCAGTTATTGCCATTAGTCTTCTGGGTTTATATTTTTAGAACCCGATGAAACTCCACCATATGTTCCTGTAGAAGAACCGCCTTGGCGGTAATATATTGAACTAATATCACTATCAAAACCACTCTTCTTTAAGAACTTATCATCAGGGATACCCATTAGTGACCCTTGAGTTAAAGGTTCTATGTTTAAACTATTACTTGCAGCATCATCAGGTATATCCCTCTCATCTTGAGGTTTACCCATTATTCCGTATATAAACTTACTTATTTGATAATATTGTTTAGGCATTTCCGTCTAAAACCTCTCCCCACAATGAGGTAACACCATCGATGATATTAACAATGTGCACAGTGAAACGTTCGTCTGTATAATAATCCACAACTGCGAAAGCGTGAGCCCAGTTAACCTGTCTATTACCCAACCACTTATTAGCTTCACTTGACATATCCTTTAAGCATCCTATGCTCCAAGCTGATTTTGGGCCATCTATATGCGTTACGCTTGCCATCTGTAAATCGTGATGATGTCCATACATTATATTGCATCCTAATCTTAGTAAGTGATTCCTTGCGTGAGCAAGTCCACCAAAGTGGTTACCGTGATAAAAATACAAGTGTCCAATTTTAAGATATTTTCCATTAGGGTAATATTCATATCCTCTATTCTTTAATAGCAATCCATCTTCTACATTTAACCCTTGTAGATACGGATTCTCCGCTGAAAATTTATTAAGCCAATCATCGTGGTTACCTTCACAAAAATATCTTTCCTTTACCTTAACTTTATCAAGGGCTTCATCAATAATATCCATTCCCTCATTAATGGCTTTAAGGTCTTCGTAAACCCTAGGTAATTGATACTCGAGAGGTGGCTTCTTCTTATGTTTCCACTGATGGTTCGAAACGGATTCAAACTCACCAGTGTCTCCGAGGTCAACGTAAAAATCTGGTTTAGTGATTTTAATCGCTTTCGTAACAACATTAATAGCCGCCTCATCGTGATACGGAAAGTGTTTGTCTGGTGTAATAATTCCACGTTTAACTACTCCCCTGTCTAATTTGGTTCTTGCTCCCATATCCGGTCTAATCCTTCTAGGTCTATATATAAGTCCTTAGTTTTATCAAGATGAGCTATAGTTGTTCTCTCTGTAAATCTCAAAAATCTTTCATTGCATTCAGGGCACTCCCAAAATAAAGGCCCTTCGTATGCACCAAGTATCTCAACTCCTTGTATGTCTTCATAACTACAATGAGGACAATTATCAGGCGGTTTACTTCTCCATCTTTTACTAGATTTAAACTCTAGTTTGCGAAAGATGTCTTTGCCTTCGTCTACGTAGCTATAGCTCTCCGGTACCATCCGTAATAATATCTCTCTAAACTTGGTTTACGATTTACAAGGTCACCATAATACTTCACTCTATAAGCACGAAGTCTTTCTGGCTCCAACTTAGCCTTTCTTAAATTATTTAAAGTTTGTGGGCCGATACCACCATCTATAGTAGTAGCAACCCCTTTATTATTTATAGCTGTCTGCAATATTTTAACAGCTCTTTTCTTTCCCATATTTACAACCATATCAAAATAAATAAGTCGTAACTTAGGAGGAACTTTATCACATTTGCCTCTTAACCAATAATCCTTCTTATAAATTTCAGTCGCCTGACTTATAGTAAGGTTTTTAATATCAAGGTCTGGATATGCTCTCTTAGAGATTCCATAACGAGTTTCCCCACCGGGGTCACTTTTATCGTTAACATATCCACCTTCGTGTTTTAATACGACACCTATAGCATCGTTAAACTTCAAACTAGATTTTACCCTTGATGAATCCTTCGAGGAGATCAGTAACAACGTCAACACACTTCTCAAAAAATATTTGCTCTTTATCTTCGCTAACAAATGGAATATCGATTTTCTCATTAATTTTAGATGCAATCATTTCCTCCATCTCTTTAGAGTTAAGCTTTGATATCATATCATCCTCAATCTTTTCAGCTTGAGCTGATGCCATATCAAGTAGCATTGATTTTATATCCATACTATTCCTTTATCTTTTTTATTTTATAACTAAGGTATATACACTGTAATACACCTATAGCGACCATAAGAGCCCAAGGGATAATATCCCACATTAAGCCCCCTATACTTGCAAAACTTAAAGTTGTAACTTTTAAACTATCCACGTCCGTTTAATCTCCCTTTCAAGAATGATAATCCATCTGTTATTTCGTTCATTTCTTTAACAATATCTTCTCTATGTCTTAGAGAGACATCATCTGATTTATTCCATCTTTCAATAAGTTTAATGACAATGCCTTCGACATTCTCTATCTTACCTTCCATTTTTGATATGTGCACTCTAATGTCATCTAAATCTTCATTCTGGAGTCTTTGACTCTTTATTAAGTTCATAATCATCATTACGAACAAAGAGACTATTACGCCTATTGCACCATATTCCGCATATACTTCCATCATTCTCGCTTTCCATCGTTACGTAATGACCCACCATAAGTTAACTCATACTAAGCTAACCTTCAATCATTATATGTTTTGTTTTGCTCTATATTCTTCCTTATTATCTATAAACCAAGTTTTGTACTTAGAGCGTTCTCCTATTATATATTTAAAGTATTGCTCTATCTTATGTTCCCAATTCCTATCAACTTCTGGATTAAATATACCAGAACGATAATTGGAAAATGTACTATTTATCCAATGCTCTTGACTTTCCCCAGATACACAATTATCAAATAAGAACTTATTATAATGATAAAAAGAACCAGAATCAACATACTGATAAACATCAATAGGTTCTATTTTCTTTCCAAGAACGGCTGCATATAAAGCAGTTTCACTCATATAGGTTGTAAAGACTTTATCAGCTTTTACTAAGAAATCGTATACATTTATATTCCTTGGCAAAATAGCATCTTCTCCCCACATATCTTTCATCTCTCCGATAAGCGTATGTGTAGTTATAGGATGCGGTTTAAACCATACAGCATCACCATATTTATTCTTTATCCAATTTAACTTATTTAAACAAGTACGCTCCTTTATTCTGTTGCTTCCGGGAAGAACAATCAGTATACCCTTTTTCTTATAGTCATTTGAAGATGTTCTATCTTGGTACTTATTTGATTTATCATTTAAAACTTTTTGTTGAAAATAACCATTCCAGTCATCAGATATAGTTTGACCTTTTTTAGCATCTGCAACCTGTCTTACTTTTAATTCATTACAAAGAGGATGAATAATTAAAGAATGAGCCCATTCTGTATAGGCTAATGTTCTAAAATAAGGTATCTCCTTAGCACTGACATCATAACAGAACTCAATCCCATCGGATTTCATATATTTATTCATTAAGCTCTCCATCTTTTCCTCAACCGGTATTAGATGGTCTAATGTTTTAGATTTCTTTAAAGTACCTATCCTCTTAGCGTTTGCTTTACGATTGAACATTCTGATTTTATTTGCTTCAAAATCCTCCTTCGTACGCTCCTTTTTTATTTTACCCACTGTTATCTCCTTAATGTGTTGTGAACCAACTAGTCTGAATAGTCGTACTCCACGTAGTATTTGTACTCGCTTGTGTAGTGTATTCAGTATCGTGGCTTGTAGTTGTAGACGTATCCTTTTGCGTCTGTGCAGTAGTATCCATTAATGTTTGGATAGTACTGTTAGTAAGTCTTTGCGTGCTTTTTAAAGTATTATATGTTGTT